ATATCGATCGGGAATGGATGACGCTTAGTGACGAACAACCGGGTGAGTCGTGCAAATGTGAAAGGATTGGGCAGTAATCATGCAAGCCATTAGTCTGACACAACCGTGGGCCCAACTCGTGGTGCTAGGAGCCAAACGCGCCGAAACCCGAAGTTGGTCCACGACCTACAGGGGCGAGATCGCCGTACATGCTTCTAAGGGGTTTCCTGGGTACGCTAAGACTATATGTAAGAAGTTAGCCTACAGGCGTGTGCTGGCCTTTCACAATTTCGTTGCTCATGCATTGCCTCTTGGTGCAATCGTTGGAACGGTCGAGATCACAGGCTGTTATCGAACCGAAGAAGCCAGCTCTATGGACATCTTCGATCATTCTTTCGAAGATCAATTTGGCGACTTCTCATCGGGCCGATACTTCTGGACACTCGCGAATCCTCGCATGTTCGCAACCCCTATACCGTGTAAGGGCGCGTTGAAGATATGGACGGTTCCCAGCACTTACCGCATCAGAAACGGCCAGATGGTGCGGGATCCATACGAACCGATAGATGCCTAACTATGCGAAGCATATAATGCTCCAAGGCGGATGGGCTCGCCCTCTTGGGACAGAGGATTGGCACTATTTCAAACAGGCTACACTAGAGTCGGCATGTGGACGATTCGAGATCGATGAGGGGAGTATGGTTATCCCTGGGAGCGATGGCGACACATGGAATTGCCAAGAGTGCCGAACGGCAAGAACCGTAGCTGAAACTTGACACTATAGGACTTGACACTCAAATGACACAAGAACAGGGGCAGGTAATCAAGCGCAGAGTCTCAATGCAAGCGCGCCAATTATTCGTGCTCGGTTATAAGGCGGCGGGCAATAGTGACCGTGATATCGTAGAGAAAATCAAAGAGGATCACGGGATCCAAGTTAGTCACCAGACTGTCAACAACGACTGGCACCAAGCCCTATTCGATCTCACAGAATTGATGAAGCCGAAGGCCGAAGAGCTTCGGACCCTTCATATCGTGCGCCTAGAGGCTCTATTGCAGGCCGCATGGGACAAGGCAATGGAAGGGGATATTGTCTCCATCAAGACGTGTCTATTTATTTTGACTCAGATCAAGAACGTCCAGGGATTGGACAAACAGCCGGTGCTCGTGTACGAGCGCGTGGAATCAGTTTCGGTCTACGCGGACGATGCCGACTACGACTGGACTAAAGTACCGGACTCCGAGCTATTCAACTTGGTAGATGTCATCATCGCCGCTAGGCGGGATCCAGACGAGTCACCGGCAATAATCGAAGGGAATGGAGAATAGAATGATTAATCAGGATCAACAATCATCAACAACCGGTGACAGCGCAGATCGCGTATCGGAATTTCGCGACGCACTTCAATACGTAGTTGATGAAAAGAACACAGAGGGCGATTGCTATGAGTTTGTTGCTCGAATGAAAGCAAGAGCATATGAAGTGTTGGTTAAATGGGATAGCCATCATGACAGGTTCTAGCACTCTCACCGTTGCCGACATGCCGTCGCCGATGCGGAATCGTGGACTACATGAGGGATTCCGACGGGATCCCGTGAGGTGGGGCGAAAACAACTATTACATTGAGGACACTACGCGTCCCATCGTCCTTGAGCCTCATCAACGGGCCATTCTTCGTTATTGCTTCACACGCGACGAAAATGGCCGTTTCCCTTTCCGTACCATCATCTATTCAGCACCTAAGAAATCGGGCAAGACCGCAATCGCCGGTCTAGTCGTGCGATGGGCCTGTGAGTATTGGCAACGCTTCGGAGAGATCCTGTGCATAGGCAACGATGGGGATCAGGCAAAGGAACGTGCATTTAAGGCAGTAGCTACTTCCATCGAATTAACTCCCGGCTATGATAGAGGGCGGCAAGAGCTCGCTGGCCGTTGGCGCTTAGGCAGCAAGTTCATGACCTTCATTCCGTCCGGCACTACGATCAAGGCCGTAGCGACAGACTACAAGGGCGAAGCGGGCGGGAATCCGATACTGACATCGTGGACCGAGCTATGGGGCTACACTCAGTCGGCAGACCATAAGATGTGGGCAGAGATGGCCCCAAGTCCGACGCGACTCAACTCAATCAGGTTCATCGATACATACTCTGGTTACGAAGGCGAATCGGAATTGCTATGGAACCTTTATGACAATTCGGTGCTCCAAGGCCATCAACTCACCGTCGAGGAATTGGGCGCGGGCGGTTGCTTCGAGGAAGCTCCCAACCCGGACAGCCTTACGCCATGTTGGGAGAACCGGGCCGCTGGCATCTTCGCATATTGGGACAGCGGGGAACAGGCCCGACGTATGCCTTGGCAACGCGGCACGTCGTTTGAGTCATACTTACGCGAAGAAGAAGCAACGCAGACACCGCCCCAATTTACCCGCCTGCATCTGAATCAATGGAGCGGAGCCGAATCCGAGTTTGTGCCACTTGAGTGGTGGGACGCATGCAAAAACCCACTGCCTATAACGCCCGGCGACAAAACGCCGTTAATCGTTTCATTAGACGCGGCAACGTCAAGCGACTGCTTTGGGATAACGGCGGTTTCCCGTGATCCTGATCAACTCGATCCGCCCGGCGTGGCCTTACGCTTTTCGCGTAAGTGGGATCCGGTCAACGGCTCGATCGACTTCGGCCCGATCGAAACCTATATTCGATGGATCGCTGAAAACTTCAACGTGGTACAGTTTCCTTACGATCCGTATCAATTGCATGAGATGTGTACGCGGCTCAATCGTGAGGGCGTCGGTTGGTTCTTTGAATTCAACCAAGGTCAACCGCGCCTGTTCGCCGACAAGACTTTCCGGGATCTCATCATCCATCGACGCTGGCGGCATGACGGGGATATGGAAGTCAGAACGCATATAAGCAATGCGAATGCAAAGCATTATCCAAACGAAGATAGTAAGCTCAGGATCGTTAAGAAATCGGAGACGCGAAAGATAGACCTCGCTGTGTGTTGCAGCATGGCGGCGGCTGAATGTTTGAGGTTAGACCTATGAGTGAAAAAAAACCAATCTTATGCCTAGACTTTGACGGTGTATTGCACAGCTACACAAGTGGTTGGCAGGGCGCAGATGCGATTCCAGACGCGCCGGTTAAAGGTGCAATGGAATTCATTGCTAAAGCTATAAAGCATTTCAATGTTCAGATATTTTCAAGCCGAAGTAATCAAAATGGCGGATTGTTCGCTATGCAAACCTGGGTACGTAATCAGCTTGAATATCACTTTGGAACACATGAGAGTTCCCCATACATCGATATAATGATGGCCATTGGTTGGCCCTCTGAAAAACCTCCCGCCATGGTGACGATAGACGACCGGGCCATTACATTCACAGGAGAGTGGCCTGACATTGATGATTTGCTTTCATTTCGGCCTTGGAATAAAAAGGGAACTTCCAAAGAGGTCGATACTTTCTTTATTACCCAAGAGCAACCACAGCCTCATGGCATGGGATTGCCAGTCGGCGAGCGCCTAATCGAATTGATCCGGGAGCGCACCAAGTTGGGCATTGAGAAATATGGCGAGCCGCTTACCACGCATAACGGTCGTGACCCTATGCTCGACGCGCTTCAAGAGTCGATTGACTTGAATCAATGTCTGATGCAAGCGTTGATGGAAACCGAAGATAAAATAAGGGAAGTCACCCAGATTCTTCACGAAGCAATCCCTCTGAATAAAGAGTTATTGCAGCGAATCGACGGTCAATGGGCAGAAATCAAACGGCTCAGTGAGGAACAGATCAAACCCCTTGCCGACTTCCTCATGCAGCAATCGGACGTGATCGGGCATCCCGGCGACGAAGGCGCATGTGCGATGGCGATAAGAGTTATGGGTGAATTGTTGGATGGTAATTAATGTCGAATGACAACAACGACGAAGTAATCGGACTCGCGGGCGTTGAATTCATTGACCTTACGTCGTGGGAGATATGGCCCTACAGCGAGCGCAACGACGGCAAGGATCCAACTCAAGTACACGTTGTCTTCAATATCGGCGATTCCCCCGGCTTCCCAGGGCGGTTTATTGTCCGATTCAAATCAGCGCGAGACTTCGGCGCGTTTCAAAAGGCGCTCGAAAAGCACGGGCGCGAAGTTTGGGGAAAGGAACAGAAGCGTCGATGACAAACGTAGTGACGTTCACTGAGCGTCAAGTGCAGGTATTGAAAATGTTCTCCGAAGGGTATTTGTACAAGGACATTGCCACGGAATTGCACGTTTCTCCAGCGACCGTACAGGCGGTTAGGTCGGCAATAATTGAAAAGCTGGCCGCTACGAATATCACTCACGCGGTAGTCAAGGCGATCAAGTTGGGAGTGTTAGATCTATGAGTGCATTAGACATAGCAAATTGTCAGGAACACGAGGACGCGATCGAGGTCGCAGATCCATCAGAGCCTATGGGTTGTGAGGATTGCGGCAAGCTCATCTGGACGGTCAAGTGTCCACACTGTAACGAGACGTTCATTGACTATAGACAAGAAGGATCCGACGATGTAATGAGCTCGGCCTACTTCTCAGAACAGGGTTCGATGTTATGCCAAGGCTGCATGAAGAGATATCAAACCGCTGAGATGGAACTGGAATTCGAAGGCGATTACATCCCAGACGATTACGCTGACTGAATGATTGATTGCGGAATCATTATCGATGTCGCGGGCAGATGTGCCGTTGCGACTTGCGGAAAGCCACTTCCACAACGCCGCCGTCGATGGTGCTCTGATTCCTGTTCACGCTTCTATTCTGAAAATCACCATTGGGGCACGGCACGCCATGCGGCGGTTTGGCGAGACGAGCGTAAATGTGTCAAATGTGGTTCAACGGATAGATTAGAGGTCAATCATATTTTCCCACGGATGGGCAGAGGATATGGAACGGGATGTCAGCACCACCAAACCAACCTCGAGACACTTTGCCACGCATGCCATGTTAGAATAACCAATATACAGCGCAGTGAATTACGAAACCAGAACCAATCCAGGTTGCCGCTATGAATCAAACCGAACTGCTCAACTCTCAATCTATCCCGCAAGCTGAACGCGAGCACCAAATGGGCACCTGGACTCGCTCGGCCATAGATCAACGTCAAGGCGTAGGGGTGCCGCGATTCCTGCGTGTCGAAATGACTCAAGAGGATTGGAGCATTCAGGAAGCCATATCACAACAACGCATCCAAACTGCCCAACGGCAACAGCGGCACGACGTATACCGAAAACGAAAGGGGGATTTGGATCCGCACCAAGTGGGCGTTTTTGGCGAATATCTATTTGCAAAGGTTTTGGGGATACCGTTTACCGAGATATATGCCAGCGGTATGAGCCAAGACTACGCCTTCCGGTTCAAGCTAGGTAAAATCGCGGTCAAAACTACATTGCATATCGAAGGTTCGTTAGCTATGAAGGCTCACAAATCTAACCCGCCAAAGGCTGATTTCTTCGTTCTGTGTTCCAAACGTCCGGGCGATAGATTAGGCGGGAGTATTGACGGATTCTGTGGCCGTGACGAATGGATGCAAAATCGTGTTACAAATAATCAGAATGTCGAATGGCCCTACTATACATACAAAATGCACCTGCTCAGGCCGTTCTATCAATTAGCCTTGATTCTGGTGAACTCCCCATATGTATCCTTGGCTCAGGACACTGAAAGACAGGGCCGTGGGTAATTGTGCCTTCGCAGATCCCACTTGACAACAGGTTCCAATCCAGTTATATTGACGGCGTGGTGGTATGAAGCAGCCCCGTGTCAATTCCATCCGGCACGTAGGGTAGTGATTCTTTCCTCTGGGCAGTCGCCCAATATCCCTTAGCTGATTCGTCTTGCGAGTGGCGAATGACTCCAAGCTAAGGGATCTTTCTTTTTATGCTATAATGCAGCGGCATCTATCTCACCTTCGTGGCCCTTGGGGGTTGCCTACTCATCCTCTAGGGGTCACGCCTACTAGGCTTGTAGAGTCGATTTGTATATAATGGGGATGTTATGACTACCAATCAGGTCAACAACGCCCCAAACAACCCCCAGCTAGCTCGGCGTACCGTCCAGGTGACGGATTCGGGTTCCTTTCCTAGTCCTGAAAGCTCTCTCGTAATAGACATCTCTTCAGTGGGCGACGCCATACCTGCATGGGGCACCAGTTTCCGGCGTCGTGATATTGAGCTTCGCCGCTTCTACCCGACGGAACCCATTTTGGCATCCGCGCTATTTGCCACAGTGGGGCGCAACTCCGCGTTCTCTTGGAAGTTGGAAGGGCCGGAAGACACCGTCGAACTTGTTCAGAATATGCTTAATTCGGCGGATTTTGGCAGGGGATGGATGCCTTTCGTATCCAAGGTATGGCTCGATGCTATGACCCAGGATAACGGGGGTTGGATAGAAATCATCAGGGCGGCGGATCGGCCCGACAGTCCTGCAATCGGGATTGCCCATCTTGACTCTGGGCGCATAACACGTACTGGTGACTTGGAAGAGCCAGTCATATATCAAGATCAAGACGGCGTTCTGCATAAGATGAAATGGTATCAAGTCGCGGATGTAACTGACATGCCGTCACCTGTTGCCAGCATGAGAGGGATGCAATTATGCGCGGTCTCACGCATCTTGAGGGCCGGACAGATATTGAAGTCCATCGGGGTCTATCAAAACGAAAAGATTAGCGGCAATAACCCCAACGCTATACACCTTGTGGGCGGTGTCACGGCGAACGTGCTCACTACCGCCGTAGAGCAACACAAAGCGAGACAGACCGAAGCCGGGTTTGCTCGCTGGATCGTTCCCGCGATTGTTGCGTCTCTCGATCCCAACGCCACAGTCTCCGTGGACACCCTTGAACTCAAGACACTCCCGGATGGTTTCAGTATCGAAGAGAATATGAAATGGTACATCAACCAACTGGCGTTGGGCTTCGGCGCTGACTATCAGGACTTCGCGCCTCTTCCGGGCACTGGACTCGGCACATCCGCGCAAAGCCAAGTGCTTCACCAGAAATCACGAGGGCGTGGCCCTGCATTGTTTATGCAGAGTATTGCCAAGATATTGAACTTTCACGGGGTGATCCCCTCGACGGTGTTATTCTCGTTTGACGAAAGAGACATTGAGGAAGAGATCCAGAACGCCGAACTCCTGAAGATTGAATCCGAAGGTTACGAAAACCTTGTATCCACTGGCGCGTTGGATGCCCAGGCTGTAAGGCAACAGTTGTTAGATAAGGGTCGCATCTCGGAGGAAACCTTTAACCGTCTCTCCGAAGGTGACGATCTCACTCCTGACATTATGGCCCAAGACGACGAGCCCGTAGAGACCAAGGCGGCTCACCCGTCCAGGCGTACTAGAAAGCGAAAGCCCAAGAAAGGCGAACCGGGATACGTCGATGAAAAGGAAGTCGAGCCCTCTGACGTAGAGAATTTGGCAGACTTCGCAGAGAACGTTCGAGACGATCTCACAGCTACGATGGAAAACGAGCTCAATGTAGCGTTCGGAAATGTCCTGCGTGACTTTGAGGAATTTATTGGGACCAAGGGATTGAAGGTTCGGCAATATTTCGGGCGCAAGCAGGAGCCCCCCGGCGATATCTTTGCGAGCGAAGCATTCTGGGAAGGTTTCCGCAGTCGCATCATACCTATCGGAATGTCGAGTGCTCGTAACGGTGTGATCGATGCAGGTCAATTCAATCTGGATTTGGGACTTGCAGTTGATATGGATCTCATCAATGTAGAGGCGCTGCAATTCTCGCGCACGTATGCGACAGATTGGATCAGCGGACTAGAAGAGACTACTCGCACTCAGATGCGCGGCGCGATCACAGCGTGGCAAGAAACGGGATTGGGTTCGCGAGGATTCCCAGATCTGGTTAAGGCGTTGGAAACATCGTTCAGCCCGGTTAGAGCGAAGCGTATCGCTACTACCGAGATAACTCGCATATTCGACGAGGGAAACAGACTCGCCCATAATCAAGCGGGGATCACCGTACAGGAATGGCAGACGGCCCGTGACGCGCTCGTAGATGATGTGTGCCGGGAACTCGACGGCGAACGCTTCGATACGAACGCAGGGCCACGTCCCCCGATTCACGTTAATTGACGTTGCGCTCGGTTGCCAGTTGGCGACGATGGCGACGCTATAGGAGCTAGAAATAAGGGGTAGGTATTATGTCAGACATGCATGTCCTGGGGGCAAACGATGACGGTGAATTCACTGTTGTTATGCATTTCGCTGTGCCTGGAGGGAACAATCAGGCTGGGGTAGCCTTTTCGACCATTTTGGTAAACTCGGGACGTAACACAACCGTGTTGCCAAATGGTGATGGGAATGGAGGAACGATAAGCACTGCCGAGAAAACAGCGATTACGAATGGAACTGTGAGGGAGCATGTAGCGCGAGATCCTATTCAATCAGACGGAACTACGCTAACAAAGACCCGTGCGGCTCTACGGGAATTCTATGCCGCTGAGAAAATACGATCTAATGATGAATTGACGCGTCGACTGCCTTGGTTCGGCAGAAATGAAAGTGAGGCGTAACCGATGGCAATCATAACACCAGACAAGACTCCTAGCATCAATGTCATTACACATCAGGCGGCGGCCCATCCTATCACTATCGTAGGTGATGCCATCTCTATGTTGACCAAACGATCAGTTGAGATATACATGTATCACGGGTATGTGGAGGCAACGGCGGACACCAATCCAGGCAAATTCAAAGTTCAAAAGCGGCCAGATCCCGGTGCAGGAAGCGTTAATGAAAATTGGATCACTGTTGCCGAGTATGTTGTGAAGGGAACAACCCCGGATTCCGAAGCCCCTTCGGGTGATGAAGATGTGGGGGACAGGGTAATTTTAGTCGCCTCTACAGTGGGATTTGTCGCTGAGGACTTAATTTACTTTCAGGATGCGGGCGTCGTAACGAATGGCGAATGGGGTGAGGTTCAGGAAGTCCCTGCCGGGGTGTCTATTGATTTACTCGACGGCATAGCGCGAGCAAAAGATGCTGCCGACTTCATCTTCAATGATGCGAGCACTTTCGTATTTGCGGGCAACTTCAATGCAAACGAATCGTTCCGAGTGGTTTGGTCGCACGAAGGGGCAGTCGGTGCGAACGGTCATGTCAAGGTAATAGCATCAACTTACGATTCAGATACGAGTGTGTAGGAGGAGATAATGGCAGACAAGCAGACTGATTGGTTAGTACCAATCAACTTGCAGGATCCGTTGCAGAAACGCATGGGCTTAATTTGGTGGATAGTTATTCCTGGGCCTATGGGTGGTTCGCGGTTCATAGACATTGATTACCAGAGGGGTAAGAGATGACTGATGACCAATTAGGATTTATCAATCTGGACGGCAATGAGGGCTTCGTGGGCTCCATTGTGGATGTATCATGGCATCACGTGTGCCTTGATAGCGATAAAGTAAAACAGATTTACCTCGATGGCGTTCAACTAAAGGACGGCGACATTATCGAGGATAAGTCAGGCAATGAACACCATGGAGTATTTAACGGATGACCACTGGCGTTCTTGACCCTAGAACCGACATGCTGATTGACATGATACAGCCGGTCAACCTGTTACACCCGCTTAATCGCGGATTGATAGCGTGGTACAAAGCGTTGCCAGGGAATATGGGCGCACGGCGTTTTATGGACATTGCGAATCCGGGGCCAAATGGATTTCATGGCGTACTGAATATGGATCCTGTGACTGGATGGATAGGTAGCGATAGATTGGGCGGATTGGGTTCGTTGCTTTTTGACGGCGTAAGTGATCATGTGGAAACAGGAGAGGGAACCGGGTCTCCATTGGAAATGGGGTTCCAGGATTGGACTGTGACCGCGTGGTTCAAAGGCACTGACGGCACGCTTTCGGGTATACTCACCACGTGGGGTGGGTCTGGGGCAGACGGCAAATACTCCCTAGTTATTGGTGAATCCGGGGGGACACCGAATAAATTAGATTTTGGTATAAATAGAGCCAGCACCGACGCGGCAGACCGCCGTATTGCAGAAAGTGTCACAGATGTAAATGATGGTGAGTGGCACATGGGTGGTGGAACGCGCTTGGGGGTGGACATGGCTGTATTTGTTGATGGCGAACAGGAAGGAACAGCCGTTCAAGCCTTTTTATATAACGTGCTCATGCAAAACCTTGCGACGTTTAATATAGGGCGCGGTTTTGACGAGGGTTGGGACTTTACCGGCCAGATAGATGATGTACGGGTATCTAATCGTGGCCTTTCTCCCACTGAAATGCGCTGGTTGTATAATCTCAGCTTCCAAGATTACCCCGGCATGCTCAATAGGTTGCCTCCGATCTCTAGTGGAATGATAGCGGCGGCTTTGCCGATCCCTCCGATACCTCCAATCCCTCCTGTTGAAGGGATATTGCCCGAATACGGCCAGGGCCGCGCAGCCATCGGTGACCCACCTGTCTACGGCGCTACTATTGTGAAGTCATAGATGATACCTCAGTATGGACAGATCATCATCAAGACGCTCACGGATCGCGAGTATGGGCAACTTGTGCTCAAGGACACGAGCAACAACAGGCCGACTTATGGCCAGACTATTATCAGGGAAACGTGATGGTTAACCCGAAACTTCCCAAGCATGGGCAATCTATTGTTCGAGTTGCTGACTTAGTAACGGTTGTCACGCCTGATGGTGTGCCATTGTCAGTAGTGGATCCGGCTCTTGAAGTAGCTCGCGGTAATATACAAGGACTCAGGAGTGTCAATCAACCTGGAAGGTCTACTAATGTTGATGCCGCAAAGACCGACGTCTGGGACGGGGCCAACGCGACAGACGATATAAAAATATTTATTGCACCTACAACGGCCCGAATCCATCAAATCGTTTCGTCTTCCGCAAGTGACGATGGTTCACCCGCTGGCGTGGGCGCAAGGACTATTGAAGTGGTGGGCCTCACTTCGTGGGACACACGCGAAGTATCTGAAGTCATAACGCTGAACGGCATAACCGATGTCCCGACAATTAAGAGCTATGTGATCATCAACCGCATGAAGGTTTTGACCAAAGGCCCCACCAGTCCAAATGTGGGTGTCATTAGTGCGACTGCCGATGTCGATGGAACATTGACGGCTCAAATCAATGTCGAGGTAGGGCGCACACAGATGGCGATATATGGCGTACCGAGTATACAGACTGCATTCATGAAGAGTTATTACGCGACTGTTATCAAAAACGCGGCGGCAGTGAGACTTATGATTGAACTCTGCGTTAATCCTGAACCTGATGCGGAATTACTTGGGTTTGTTACGGAACATTCCTTTGGGTTAGACTCGAACGGATCATCTGATGTCCAGCACATTTTCGATCCACCTTTCCCATTTCCGGGGCCCACGCTCATGAAGGTACAAGCAGACTCTTCAGCGGTTAATTCCGATGTTTCGGCGGGATTTGATATGATCCTAGAGGATAATTAATGTCTGAACGAATGAAAATGATTCGTACCTTTGTGCGCCTCGCCTTGTCTCTATCGATGGTCGCTGCTATCGTTATTAGCACAGTATTGATTGTGCGGGAGTTGCCAGCAGATCCATCAGCGGCGCTTATCGGACTTTTGGGAACTATCTTTGGGGGGCTGCTAACATCTCTCGGTTTTCTGAGCCAAGCGATT